GTGTGTTAAATCTCTTAATTCTTTACTCTCTTGCATGATAGGTACAGAGGCACACATCATTTTACAGAAATGCATTAGCTGCTCGTAATCATCATCATCAACAGGGTTATCGGGGAAAGCCATAACTGATATATCAACTTCTCCTGTCCACTTGCCATCGTCATCAGCAAATGGTCTTATTCGTATAATAAAGTCCTCGTCATTTATATTCTCTTTAATTCTTTCTATGTCCATAGCTTTATCTCCTTTTTACCTTAGTCCCATTAAACTTAATAAACTTACTATGCCTATTCTTACCTTTCTCTTTTAACCAATCCTCTGGTATGATTCTGTCATAGTAACGAAAACCATGTTTAATACACCAATCAGCGTAAGAAGATTTAGCACCTTTATTTAACTTGCATCTACTATTAGTGAATACAAAGCGAATGTCAAGTTTAGGATGTTGCTTTTTTATTGCCTTATGTTTACGTCTATCTGCAGCAGTAAACCTACCTTTAGTCTCAATAATAATACCATTATCAAGAATAAAGTCTGGTGTATAGGTACGGTAGGCTAGGTCTTCCCATTCAATCTTTATCTCCTCATACATGAACTTGTGATTACGTTCCTTCAAGTAGATTGAAACTGTATGTTCTAGCCCACTGCGATACCCATGTTTTATTGCTGCTCTCTTAGCTTTATGCAGCAATTACATCTCCTATATAAGAAGTTATAGGTGGATTCTTAGCCTGTGACTTTACTGCTGCTCTCTCCGTTAGATCACTCCAACAATCAAACCTATAAGAGCAAAACTTGCAACTAGGATTAAGTACTTTATTACCTGTTTCCTTTCCTCTAAACTTTTCTGGTATTGGTTGAAAACACTTTTCAAATTTATTCTCCTCTACTGTTTTTACTGTATCATTAATTTTCTTAACCTCTGTATCAAGGTCAAGACCTGTAGCTGGTACATACTTAAACGCACCATTAGCTTTATTAACTACCCACCAACCACCTACTTTTTTACCAGCGGCTTTAGCGTAGCCAGCTAACTGTCCTATGTACCCAAATCCATCTCCACTGGCAAGAGTATCATAGGATTCAAATTTGTTTCTATATGACCAGTCTGAAGCTGATTTAATATCATCGACAGCATCGTTAATGACAATATCATATGAGCCATTAACAGTAGTGTTCCCACAGTCAAGGCTAACCTTTTCACTATCTTCATATTTAATCCCCGCTTCTTTAAGCACTCCCTTGAAGACAGCTTCAACGATGTCTCCAAGCATCATGTTCATCATAAATGTATTTGGAAATGGTAATGCTGCCTCTGGTTTATTCTTCTCATACCAGAGTTGGCAAGTGGGACGACCTACATTAGACATACGTATTCTAAAATCGCCCCTCTTCTTACCACTACCAAACTGTCTACGCATTGCATCAGCAACATCATTAGCTACTTGCTGAATGGTATCGTCAGAGATAGTGCTATCACCTTTGACAGCATTCTCCATGTACTGATGCAATGCTAGTTCAGCAGGATGGTTCATTAAGCTACATCCTCATCGTCTAACTCAATATCTACCAGACCATCAACTACATCAATGTCATCTTCTTCCATACGTGAGTTAGCTTTCTCTGCCCACTGGTTGATGATGTAACTATTGTAGTTGTCAATCCAAGCCATGAAATCTCCAAACAAAACCTGATCTTCTTCAGTCAGATCAATAGTATTGGATACATCAAGTGATGCCACAGGCACGTAGTACGATGCGCCAGTTGGTATCTTGCGTTCTGCTGTATTAGCAGTAATGATGTGTTGAGGTGGCAACCGCTGCATCTTAGCCAGTGAAGCAAAGCTGTTTCCAATCTCTTTGAAAGCATCACGGTTATCAATCTCCCAAATAAATGGAGTAGGCTCCACATCTACTTTCTCTCCTCTATCATCTGTAGGATTAATTAACTCAACAACACCCTGTACAACACGTACACGTTTGATCTGCTTAATCAACTCCTGCATCTTCTCAGGCAAAGCCTTGAAGTCTTTGATGTAACCTGCAGGTTTACCACAGTTAAAGCCACCATCATTATCTTTCAGATCAGATTCCATCTTACTGTCATCTGTCATCAAACTCTTGATAAAACGGTTAGGAGACTTAGCATCACCCATAACGTAACGCTTATACATGAAGCGTTGTAGGAATGGACGCATCTTAATACCAGAGGCATAGTAAGTCGGGCCATCTGGAATCTCTAGCTTGTATGCTCCACCCTCAATTACTTCTACATTAACATTCTTACCATTAACTTCAGCAGTACCCATGATGGGTGAGTGATGAATGCGTAGTCTAGCTAACTGACTGGACTTAGATGATCCTGTAGTCTCGTTTGCAGTACCCATAGCCTTTGCCATAGCTGCATAATTGTTTGTGTCTATTGTCATTAATTGTGTCATACATTTCTCCTTTGTTTTCTGCGAATGAGCCATAGTTATATCACGCCACGTCTTTAGTGTCAAGCCAATTCGGACCTATTTTTGCTTCTAAAAGTAGAGGAACATTAAAATTTATTGCCCATCTAGTATTAATTATATCAAGTAGTTCCTTATTAGTACCTTCTATGATACTGATTACCTCAGTTTCTTCATCAGGATGCACGTCAATTACGATACTGTCGTGAACTGTATTTACTATACAAGAATTTTTACCTCGCAAAAGATATTCTATGTGCAATAAACACAGCGGTACAATATCTCCTGTAGCAAATCCCTGTACAGGGTAATTCTTTATCTGTGTAAAGTGTGACACTCTACCACTAGCCCGTCTTTCAACATCAGGAAAGGCATACTCACGTCCTGATGGTGCAACTATTTTAGATGTAGTCAAAGCCTCTTTAGCCAGTCTGGAATGCCAAGCCGCGACCCCTTTGTACTTTTCGGTAAAGTGTTCGTAGTATGCTGCTTCTGCTTTCGTTCTGCCGAATCCTGTTGCGCCGTAGAGTGGAGCAAACGTATGCGCTTTTGCATCCTGCCTACTCGTAGGCTGACCAGCATCACTAATAACTTTAGCGGTGTATGCGTGTACATCAAATCCAGTAGATACTTCTTCAATTGCTACCTCGTCCTGTGATAAATAAGCAGCAGCACGAAACTCTAGCTGCGCAAAGTCAGCCTCAAGTATCTTGCCACCTTCAAATCGGGACACAAATACTTTCTTAACAGGAAACGTGCCGCCCCGTGGCATATTCTGCATATTAGGATTAGCACCTGACAGTCTACCTGTCGCTGTACGATGCTGTAGTAAACTAACATGTAGTCTACCATCTTCTTTAGTGTGCGTCTTTATGCCATCAACAAATGATGACAGGTATGTATCAATAGCTGATAACCTTCTTACCTTAGACAAGAAGTCTACTGCATCATCCATGCCTTTAGACTTAGCACCTGCCTCAAGTAACTCAAGGTTGCCCTTACTGGTAGTAAAGCCATTAGCACTAGCCCACTTAGATGTGGGTGGCTTGAACTTAAAGCCAGCCTGTATATCAGTAGGATTGAACAAGAAACCAGCAGTATCACAGGTAGGACACTTACTAGGCTTTGCAAATGGATCACCATTCTTCTTAGTCTTACGTATATAACCACTGCCGTTGCATGTGGAACACTGTACTGCATTAGTCCTGTACAATCTTTGTGTGCGTGTAGCAACCATCTGTCTAAATTCATCATCTGGCATATAAGGATCAACCATAGATGCCCAATCACTCTTATCAAGAACCTTGCGACCATAGATAACCCACGACAATTGCTCTGGACTGTTGAGGTTGATAGGCGTATCTCCCATGACCTTACGTACATGAGCCTGTAAGTCGGTAGTAAGCTGTAACTTTTCTGCTTCAAACTCATCACGCACTTCATCTAATTTTGTCAAGTCAACAGAAAATCCTGTCTGATATATCTTAGTCAGGCACTTAGCAACTCTGTTTGTAAGTCTAACAGTAGACAACAGACCAGAATCTGCTGGTGTATTAAGACGATACCACAACTTATCTGCAAGCTGTTGTGTAGCGTGAAGATCAGCAGATAGATATTCAGTCAACTCATCTAGTGGAATGTCACGTGTGCTATAACCTTTCTTGAAATACTCTTTCAAGGTATCTTGCTTCTTAGTATCCAACTCGTAGCGTTCTGCACAAGCCTGTAAAGATAGTGGCTCTTTAACGCCACGCTGCAATACGTATTCAGCAAGCATAGTATCAAACACAGGCCCATCATACTTGAATCCAGATTCCCATAACCACAGTAAGTCATATGCTACGTTGTGACAGATCAGTACAGTGGCATTATCTAAAAACCATTGCACACGATCACTATAGTCACGCCCACTGATATGCTCATCGTGGTCAAATGGGAAGTGCTGCTCCACACCTTGATCTGTAAGTACACCCACCATAGTCAATGAGTTTGTAGGCTC